GCTCCTGCGCGCCCATGAACTGAAATGCGTCTGGCGATTTGATGATACCCAGTTTTTGTTCGTTCGGGATGCCGAACCGTAATATCCCTCACTTGCAGCATCCGGATCTTCCGTTGGTGCGTTGGTGGAGGTATTGTTGCCACTACCATCGGTCAGGAATGGCACAAAGAAAACGTTGTCGCTCTCCCTGTTTTTGTACGCCCCGTAAATGGTGTCGTACTGCGTGCCGTAGGTGTTTTTCCAGTAATACGTCGTGTCACCACAAATCCATGGCACACTTGCCGCTCTGCCTCCATGACACTGCGTGTTAAACTCGGTAATGTCCGCACGAAACTGTTTCAGCATGGCCGCAAACAGCGGAGGTTGCTGTGAGTACGTAGCGGCGCTCATGTCAAATTCGCCCTGCATCCAGCATACGGCCAGCAGCATGTTTTTTGGGTTTTTCTGCAATGCGGCCTTCGTGCGCAAAATCAGGTCCTGATATAAAGGTTTACCCACACCCCAGCGAGCCGAATCCTGACTGGCTCCTGTGGACTCGCTGAATGTCCCCTCCGCGCCCTGGGTGAATGCCGAACCACCACGACAGCATGGAACCAGTAAAATCCCGGCATTCTGTGGAATGTAAGGCAACAGGCGTTTGGCAATATGCAAGCCCTGTCCGACACAGCCATACTGCCCTTTGCTCAGGTCTGCATTCGGGTGATTCAGTACGCTCATATCCTGAACATCATGCAGGCAGTGATCTGCCGGAATGATGTCGTTAAATGCGCATGCTTTACCACCGGGAGTCACTGTGTTGCGACGGGCCAGTTGCTTAATGCGTGGGTGGGGCGCATCGTAAGAATCCGGCAGCGGCATTCCCTCACCATATGACATGGCATTGGATTGACCAGCAAGTACCACCACGTAATACCACTCCGGCACGCTGCCGTGCTGGGGGGAATCAGGTGAGATGTCTGTAGTGCCATCGGCCACCATTGCCTGCATTAGATACCACGGGGTGCCGGGTTCGTAGGCAACCCGCGTCTCCCCCTGAAGATGCCACCCTTTCGCAAGATGTTCATTCACCTTTTGAGTCAGTTCAGCCTGTGTCATGGCTGTAATCAGTGCAAAGTTCTTACTGGTCATTGTGTTACTCCCGTCTGGTGTGTCAGTTCGGCTATTCTCTTATCCAGTTCAGCAATGGCCCGTTTATCCGCGTTACAGGTTTCCAGTGCATCCAGAAGGCGGTCGCCCCATATTCCGAGGTTTCCCCATGTGGGTTGGTCAGGGAAGGGGGGAGGCGTTACCGGCATGGTCAGCGTCTGCGGTATAAGCCGGACTGACGGCGCTGGCCGTGGCGCGTTCTGCGTGCCTGCGCAACCTGTCAGTAAAACGAGCGTCAGGCAAAGCGTGGGCGCATTCATCTTTTGCAATATCGTTGCGTAGCTGTTCACGTCTTACCTCTCCGTCCTGATTGCGTTGCTGATTGTCCGCGCGGAGTTGAGCCAGCACCTGCTGCATATCCTGTACCCCGGCGCTGATGATATTCAGTGTGTCGACGGTACTTTTCAGGGTGCTGGCCTGCGCTTCGTTTCTGGCGTTCTCCCGGCCCAGCGACCACGACAGACGCATGGATGTTCCCCATGCGGCAATCAGAAGGAAAGCGACGCCAAGCGTGGGCCAGAGCTTCATGCCGGATAGGCTCCGTGTGGTAACTGAAAATGCGGTCCGTCTTTCAGGGTCTTCCAGTCGCCGCCCCATTCCACCGGAATATTCAGTTCCCGGCTGGCCTGTCTGAATGCTGCTGCGATTTTTTCGTACAGCGGCCATTCCCATGACACCTGGCTGCCAACATAAGCCACAACATCCACGGCATGCCCTGTGAGATGGCGACTGTTCATGGTCTGGCTCTTGCCTGTGGTCACGAGCTGCTTCTGACGATAACGACTGCGCAATCCTTCGGTGATACCAAAATCCACTTCCGAGATTTCCAGCGCCCGTCGGGTCACTTTCACCAGATCAGGATTTACACCCTGCAAATTCTTTTCGCTTCGGCTGCTGAATTTAAATGTGTTGCTCATTCGTTCCTCTCCTTCACCCTGCGATCAAATATTGCAATAACCTTGTCGCGTGCTTTCTCTGCGCCCATAAAACCGATTGAGGCACCAAAAAACGTCACTGCATCCTCAGGGATCCCGAAGAAGCGCAGCGACCCGGCCACGGCCATGGCAAGAACGCCGCACGCCAGCGATCCCGTTACGGTCTGAACCAGTGTTCGTCCGTCATAAAGACTCATCAGCGCGGAAATGCTGACAGCCGCGCCTACTGCATACACCGTTGGCAGGTGGTCAAAGAGCCACGCAATAACCTGCTCTGTGATCCCTGTTTGAATGGTGCTCACTGCTACTCCCCCCACAACTGAATCATTTCTCGTTTCTTCTTCTCCGGCTCCGGCATCTCCACTTCCTGCCCGGCGTCCAGAAATACCTGCTGACAGAGTCCGGGGTTGGCATCCAGCACCTTTTCGGTGACGCCCCGTGTCGTGCCGTAGTACCGGAAACAGAGCGAATCCACGGTGTCGCCTTCCAGTGCCTTCACTTTCATCAGCACAGCTCCGCAAACATTCGCGGTCGTCCCAGAATGTCAGAGATGGCCCAGCTCACATCGCGCCACAAATCCGATGTCTGTATATCCAGTGCGTCCGCCCGGCGGTCGCCCTTGTCCGTTGTGTCCGCATCGCGGTAACGCTCCAGAATCAGGGCGCGTGTGGCGGTATAAACAGCATTGCGCCAGTGCCAGAGATTGACGCTTTCTCCGTTAATTACAGGGGCCGGAACATCGGCCAGCGTCTGATAGCCAGCCGCCTGTTGTTCCTGCTGCCATGCTTCCAGCTCGCGGGTAACGTGTGCTATGGCCCCGGTGGCGGTATGCAGCAGGCGGGAGGTGGTCACGCGGCCCGGCAGTCGTACCGCCAGACGCAGCTCACGCAGCACAATATCCGGCCAGAATGCACCCGCTGAAATGCGAGTGTCGCCATCATCGGTATCGGTGATGTCGTCCTCTGCGGGGCCGGGGTTAGTTCTGGCAACCATACTCATGGGGTTCACTCCTGAAAAAATCGGGCGGTGGGTGCGCGGTGTAAACGGTCACGGAGTCAAACCGGAACACCGCGCACGCCGCCCGCTGACGGGGTCAGTCGTTAACCGCGCTTTGCCTTCTGCGTCGCGGTGGTTTTTCGTGTTGCAGGCTTCCGCGTTGTCTTTTTATTTTTGCTGCTTTCGTCCTGCGCCTGCTGTGCGCTGGCGTCTTCTGGTTCGGCTGCGGAATCGGCTTTTTTCAGGGCGCGGGAAAGGGTTGCAATCTCGCGTTTCACACCTGCGTTCGGGTTCAGGTGCATCGCTTCGCGCAGCAGCTTCAGTGATGAGGCCATGTTGTCTGCATCGGTCAGGCCACGACGGGCAAAGGCACACGCCTTGCATAATTTGGCGCGCACTTCGTCCGGAATGTCCTGGTTGGCGACAATTTCCCAAAGTGTGTCCAGTGGTTCGATAAAGGCGGATAAATCCGCGTCGGCATCCGTCCCAGCCTGCGTCAGTACCGGGTTGCAGATTTCTTCGGTCAGTACCGTGGCAGCAGTACGGCCAAAGTTATCCGGCATGATGAGGTTGTGACGGACCACATATGCACCAATACGCAGCGCCAGCGGAAGATCGCCGCAGTCAATCGCCCACACCATCAGCGTGGCAATTACTTCGTCCTGTTGCCCGCCGTCAGCCTCCAGCGTTCCCTCAATCCAGCCGGAAAAGTCCGGCAACAACTCTTTTTTGATGGCGGCTTTCGCGCTTCTGGCCTGTATGGCCTTTAGCCTGGCCTGTGCCAGACGCAGACGATACAGCACTTCTTCATGCGCGGTACACGCGGCGTGGTCCACACCTTCATTCGCCCGGCCTGCGCGCTGTGCCATCACGTTCTGCCAGTGTTGTTGTGCAGGAGTAATCATTTTTTCTCTCCGTTACAGGCGGGCATGATGCCCGCCGTGAGTTGATTAGCTGTCGGCGAACTTCAGGCCAGTGACCATCGCGCACTTGCCATAGTCTTCAACGACATAAGCGTCATTGATGGACTGGTAGGTGGCGATGCGGTTGTATTCCGGCTCGTCTTTCATCAGACGACGCATTGAACCTTTCTGCCAGTAAATCGACAGGTTGTTGAACGAGGTGATAAGCATCGTTGCATCCGGGAAGAACGGCGCAAGGAACACGCCCAGCCCGCCAATGGTGCGCGATGACAGGATGAGCTGCCCGGCAAGTAATTCCGCATTGGGATTCTGGCCGCTGATGCTGTTCAGCACGGGCAGACGCAGCGAGTTAAACAGGTTGCGCCCCATAATCACCACGAGGTCGTCAGCTTCCTTGTGCCATTCATCCAGCAGGGATGAGCGCGCATCCTGTACCAGAGCATCGGCATTCGCATACTTACCCGCGTGCGCCACAGTGTTGTCCATGTTGCGGGAGGTCAGCGTCACGTCATTCATTACGCGCTCGCTGGCATCGGTTCTGATGTGCTCCAGCCAGCCCACGTTAACGTCCTGAAGCAGCTTGTTGGTGTGAAAATCAGACTCGTAGGCGTGGGATGTGCCGTTAAAGCCAATCATGATGCGATCAAGCGCTACCTGCCGGGCGATCTGTGTACTGATACGGGACTGAAAATCGCTGTGGGCCGCCCAGGTATCAAGCTGTGGGTACGAAATAAAGGTATCGTAGTTCACCTGTTCGCACTGGTACTGACGAGACTTCATATCGATCACGTTATTCGGGTTACGGCGTTTGATGCCGTCATAACTGCTATTCGTGCGCGCAATTGGCCCGGTGGTGTCCGGGAGGATTTTTTCGCCTTTCTGGTCGGTCACGCCGATCACGTTAATTCTTTTCGTAAATTCGGTACTTTCCTTTGAGGCGTTTTCAAAACGCTGCTGCACCGCGGGTTCCACGGTAAATCGCGATACCAGTGCAGATACCGGGATATTGTTAAGCGACGCCTGCTGCGCCATATAGCAACCCAGCTTGTTGCGGGTAATATCTGACATCACCAGATTCATAAAAAATTTGCTCCTTTGTCTTATCAGAAGTCAGCCAGCTGGTCGGAGGCTGCGCCCGTTGCGGTGAAGCGGTTCTGCGGATCGCCGTCCTGCGTGCGCAGTTTTTCCTTCAGTGCTGTCAGCTCTGTGGTCAGTGACGTGATTTTCTGGCGGTCCTGCTGATGGCGGGTTTCCAGCACATTAAAACGGTCGATAATGTCGACCTGTGATGTTGCAACGCCTTCCACCGCTTCCTGAATACGGGAGAAACTGGCGTCATCCGCTTTGCGGCCACGACCAATAATCCCCATTACGCGGTTAAACCACTGGGTGCCTTCTTCCTGGCGTTGTTCTGCCATTTCGATGATTTCAGACTCGATGGCTTCGGAGATAAGCGGTGCTTCACCCTGGATACTGTTGAACGTCATCACCGCCTGACGCTGCTGTGCCGTGAATTTCAGGCGCTCAGTGCCCAGGCTTGCCGGGGTGTCGGTCATCGCCAGCCCGACCAGATAGGCACGCCCGTTAACGGAGAACTGCGGGTGCAGTTCGATACTGGAATAGATTTTCTTGCCGTCAGCGATAAGCTGCTTCATGCGCTCGGTCGGTTCGATTTCTGCATACAGCGCAGTACGTCCGGCCAGCGGGCCTTCCGTAATATCTTCCGTACTCAGCGCGGTGACATCGCCCATTGCGGAAAATTCGCTTGACGGGCATGGCGAGAGATAGTGCTCAACGTTCACGCGGGCAGCGTAAACATCCGGGTTGAAGTTCTCGGCGGCTTCACGCAGATGTACCGGGCTGATTTCGCGGCCATCAACAGTTGATCCGGAGACAGCCACGCGAAACTTTTTGCGGGATGTCTTTTTTTCATTAGCCATAGTTTTTGCCCCTCTGACTGGTTCTTCAGTCATGATGGCAAAGCGTAACAGGCTGATACAAAGGGATTTTGTTGTAAGAAAACGGCCAGAACAGGGGGTTAAGGAGAACAGTTTCGCGCGCGGGTAATCTTCCTGTAATTACTCAGGGGGAGCAATGATTCAGGACGCTTTTGTGCGCCAGCGTGCGCGGCAACTTTACTGGCAGGGTTATCCGCCCGCAGAAATATCACGTCTGATGGGAATAAACCCGAACACGATTTATGCGTGGAAAAAACGCGACCAGTGGGATGAAACGCCACCCGTGCAGCGTGTCACGCAGTCCATCGATGCGCGCCTCATCCAGCTTACTGAAAAACAGAATAAAACAGGCGGTGACTTTAAGGAAATAGACCTGCTGACCCGGCAGCTTAAAAAACTGCATGATGGCCAGCCGGATGCGACGGTCACAGGAAAGAAAGGCCGGGCGAAAAAACTCAAAAATCATTTCACGCCGGAACAGATTGCCGCACTGCGGGAAAAAATCATCAGCAGGCTGGAGTGGCATCAGCGGGGCTGGTTTGACTCCCTGACCCTTTGCAGGGAAGCCGGGATACGTAACAGGATGATCCTGAAA